ACATATTATCAAACATTATTGCACGTAGTTACTTCAGGACATAGTGGTTTAAACGTAACGGCAGAAATGAAAGATGTAACTGCAACATCATTTGGTGTTCACGTTACAGGATTAGCAGAAACATACATACAATGGACTGCAAGTGTAAAATTATGGCAAAATAGAATACAACAAACTTTTTAAGATATGGCAAAAGAAATTATAGAAGCAGAAGTAAAATCAAATATAGGAGAAGTAGCTAAAGAAACAGAACAACTAGCAGAAGCTACTAAAGATGCTGAGAAAGGGTTTAAAGGAATAGGTAGTACTATTAAAGGTATGGGTACTGCTCTAAAAGCAGCAGGTATTGGTCTAGTAGTAGGTTTATTTGCTAAGCTAATGGATGTCTTTAGACAAAACCAAAAAGTAGTAGATATATTTAATACTGCTATGGAGTTTTTAAGTTTAACATTTAATGACTTTTTTAAATTTTTACAAAATAACATTAATACTGCATCAGGATTTATGGATAAAATCTTTGGTAATGAAGCAGTACAAAATGTAATAGACTTTGGTAGGACTTTAAGTATTGAGGTTATTACTAGAGTAAAAAACTTAGTACAAGGTATTGGTGGTTTAGGTTCTGCATTAGTTAAGTTGTTTAAAAAAGATTTTGCAGGTGCTAGTGAAACTGCTAAAGCTGCAATAACTGATCTTACAGAAGTTGTAACAGGTAACGTAGTGGAAACTGTAGAGATGGAAAAAACTATTACTAAAGTTACTGATAAGATAAAAGAATATGCTAAATCTACATACGATAGTGCTAAAGCAATAACTGAAATGAATAAAGCTGCTGAATTAGCAGCAGTTAAAAATCAACAAATTATAGAGCAGAAAGATAGAGAAGCTGAATTACAAAGACAGATAAGAGATGATGAAAGTAAGACATTTGAAGATAGAATAAAAGCTAACGAAAAGTTAGGAACTATATTAGAAGAACAAAAAAAATTAATGCTTGAAAATGCAGATGCTATAGTAGTAGCAGCACAAGCACAATATGACAAAAATAAAAGTGATGAAAATAATATAGCTTTAATACAAGCTAAAACAGAAAAAGATGCAGTATTAGCACAGATTACTGGTTTTCAATCTGAGCAGTTAGTAAATCAAGTAGCTTTAGAAAAAGAGAAAACACAACTAGCTTTAGAGAACGCAGATGCACAGATACAAGCATATAGCGACCTTGCAGGTGCATTAAGTAGTTTAGCAGGAGATAATAAGGCATTAGCAGTAGCACAAGCAACTATAGATACTTATGCAGGTGCAACTAAGGCATTTGCACAACAAGGTGTAGTTGGTTTTGTTAGTGGTGCAGCAATTATAGCAGCAGGTTTATCAAATATTAGAAAAATATTAGATACAGATGTAGGGGGTGGTGGTGGAGGTGGCTCAGTACCTACAGATATGGGTACTCCTGCACCTCAAGTACTTAGTGGTGCGTTTACATTAGGTGGTGGAGAAGCACAACCAGTACAAGCATACGTTGTAACAGATGATATGACTAACAACCAAAACAAGTTAGCAAATATCCGTAGAAGGGCTACTATTTAAAAATCAAATAAATTAATAAATAATCTATTATATAGTATGAAAAGAAAAGCAACTAAGATTGTAGAGTTAGTAATAGCAGATGATAGCGAAGAATTAACAATAGATGCTATTAGTCTTGTAACTTCTCCTGCAATAGAACAAGATTTTGTATTCTTTGGTAAAGAGAATAACAACTTGACACTAGCAAAGGTAGATGAGGAGAAACGTATGTTAGTTAGTCCTGCATTAATACCTAACAAACAAATATTTAGGTATGATCCTAATACTGATTCTAACTATTATGTTTTCTTTTCAAAAGAAACAGTTAGAAAATCTAGTGAGTTATATTTAGAACATAACAACCACCACAAAGCAACCTATCAGCACGAAGAAAGAGTATCAGGTGTATTGACTGTAGAGAGTTGGATTATAGAAGATACTAAAAAAGATAAAAGTACATTGTACGGATTTTCGCTTCCTGTAGGGACTTGGATGGTAAAGCTAAGAATTGACAATGATGAGATGTGGAATAAGATAAAAGATGGAGAATTAAAAGGTCTAAGTATAGAGGGCTACTTTATTAATAAAATGGAAAAAATGGGTAAACAACAATTTTCAAACGAAGAAATAAGAGAAGCAATAAAAGAATTGTTAAGTGGACAAAAAGTAGAATTAGCATTATTAGATGATATAAAAAACACAGGAGAAAAATTAGAAAAAATGTATAATGCAGCACTTAAAGTTGCAGTAGAAGGTGCTACAAAACTTTCAAAAAAGGTAGATGAAAAAGCTAAAGATTTTAACGAAAATACTCAAACTTTAATTTCAGAAATAAATAAATTTGAAAAAACAACAAAACAATTAGGAATAAATCCTAATGACATACCTAATTATAAAAAATTTACACAAGTATTAAAACAATCAAAAGGTAGAAGTAAAGAATTATCAAGAATAGCAGGTGCTATTAGAAATGTTTACTAAGATTATAAATAAAATAATATGAGAGAAGATATACTACAAGCATTAAGCGAACTAATAAAAGAAAAGACAGAACTAAAAGCTGAAAAGGTTGAGTTGGGTTTGTTAGATGATATAGAGAAGCAAACAAATAAAGGTTCTGCAGAGTTTGAAGAACTTGTAAACGAAAGTAAACAGGTACGAAAATTAGTTGGCAGACTTACAACAGGTTCTATTTTATTAAGAAAGACAGGCGAAAAATTAGAATCTATGGTAAATAAAATGGAAAAATCATTAAAAGATTTAGGCGTTGATAAACCACCAAAACAATTTTTAGTAGCCAAAAGTCTTTACAAAATGTTTATCAAGCAAGGTAAAAGAATGTACGACCAATACGGCAAATTAGACTAAAAATCAAACAAACAATAATTAATTCTATTATATAAAAAAAAGACAAATGGATTTAAAACAACAAATATTAGTAGCACTTGGTCTTGACAAACAAGAGGAAAGTGTTAATCTTGAATATCAAGCGAAACTAGAAGATGGTACTATAATAGTTTCTACTGCTGAATCTTTAGAAGCAGGAGTAGACATATCAGTTCTTACAGAAGATGGTACAACTATGTTACTTCCAGTAGGAGAATATAAGACCGAAGATGGTATAGGATTCTCTGTTGAAGTGGAGGGTGTTGTAGCTGAAATCTACGAAGAAGAAGTAGAGGAGGAAGCAACAGAAGAAGTAGTTGAAGAAGAAGCATCTAAGGAAGATATGGAAGAAGAAACTATTGAGGAAACTGAAGCAGTAGAATTTGATTCAGTAGCTTTTATGGATGAAGTTAAGTCCGTAGTAGTTGATTTAATGAGTAATGTAAATACTGAGATAGAAACATTAAAATCTGAGTTAGCAGAACTTAAATCAACAAATGAAGAATTATCTTCAGAAAAAGAAAAACTATCTGCACAAGTAGTAGAGTTATCAAACGAACCTGCTGCAAAACCTGTAGATACAAACAAATTTAGTGCTTTAGGTAGAGAAACTACACAAAGAGATTTATCTAAAATGACTAAAAGAGAAAGAATATTATATAACATAACAAATAAATAAAATTAAAAAATTATGGCTTTTAACGTAACATCAAATTATGCAGGTAAAGCATTCGGACAATATATTTCGGCTGCTTTAAAAGAAGCTAAATCTTTAGAGGGTTTAACTGTCTTAGAAAATATTAAATATAAAGAGAACATTAGAAAAATGGCAGGTTCTAGCTTAGTAGCTGATGCAACTTGTGATTTTACTGATGCAGGTACTTTAGCAATTACAGAATCGGTTCTTGAACCAAAGAATCTACAAATTAATGTAGACCTTTGTAAGAAAACTTTGTTGAGTGGATTCGAAAGCGAAGAAATGAAAGCAGGTGCTTTTAACAGAACTGCTCCAACTTTTGATCAGTATGTATTATCATACTTTGGAGAATTAATTGCTGATTCAGTAGAGGGTTCTATTTGGTCAGGTGCTGATGCAACGGCAGGAGAATTTGAGGGCTTTTTAACGGCTACTACAGGTGCTTTTGCAGTAAATGGTAACGTAGTACAAACTGACAACACAGGAGGTGCAGGAACGGCTTATACGGCTGCTAACATTATTTCTAACTTACAAACTTTAGTTGCAGGTATTCCTGCTAACGTATATGGTAGAGATGATTTAAGAATCTATATGAATATGAAAACTTACAGATTCTATATTTCTGCTATCTCTACTTTAGGATATGTTAATGCTTACAGTATGAACGGAGATTATATCCCAATGTTCGAGGGTATCACAATCCAACCTTGTCCAGGTATGCCAGATGATCAATTAGTAGCTGCTGAAACTTCTAACTTATTCTATGGTACTGACTTACTATCTGATGATACAAATATCAAAATGCTCGATATGACTAGCTTAGATGGTTCAGACAATATGAGAGTTGTTGCTAAGTTCTCAGGAGGTGTTCAAGTAGGAATTGGTGCTGACGCAGTTCAACAAAACTAATAACTGATTTAATGGAGAGAGGGTTTTTCCCTCTTTCCTTAACTTTAAAAAAAATAATATGTCTTGTAATTTAACAAAAGGAAGAAACATAACTTGTAGAGATACAGTTGGTGG